ATGTAAATTTCCATATGCTAAAAGAATCAAACAAATAAGTATAGAAAAAACGCGCTAAAATAATGCCAATAAAAAGAATAAGGACATCGGCTACAACTGCGCTTAATTGATATTTTTTATACCATTTCATTAAATAACTGGATTGAAAGAAACCATGATAAACCATGAAAATAATAATTAAATCCGCATTTAAGCAGCCATTTAAAATCGGTAAATAGTCATTTACATTATTGAAATCGGAAATGTCTTTGAATAACATATTTATTATATTAATATAATATTTATCTATTTATTATATCAAATATTACAATTCTTTATTATAGTTCATTTCAATTCTATAAACATTTTCGTAAGTTTTTTAATTGTTTTTCATTAAATTTATTGTTGTCTATAATTAAATTATTATATTTTTTAACTATTTCTTCTTGTTCTTTTGGTGTATATTCTTTTAATTTGATATACAATTTTGCAGTAGGATTCTCAGGATCTAATGTTTCACATATTAAGTTGTTTACTATCATTTTATCATGTTCTTCCATAAGTACATTGTATAAAATCTCTCCTTTATATTTTGTTTTATAAATTTTTTCTGAATACTCTATACATTCCATTGCTTTTCTCATTTTTTTATTGCAAAATACTTTATGGCAATTTGTTATAAGTGTTTTATGTGAAGGAATATTCTCTCCTAAAGCATTTTTTTCAAAACATATCAAGAATTCATAAGAATTTATTGTTTGTAAAATTCCAACTATTTTTTTATTACGAATTGTATGAATAGATGTATTTATTTTCTCAATAGAAATAATTCCTTGATCTGTTGTAATAAGGGTTCCTGCAGGAAAACATATGTTGGATATAAATATTGGATAAGAAGTAAAAGTAGTAACACTTGATTTTCCAAAAAAAACAACATTATTAGCAGGTGATGGTATTCCTAATGTGTTTGAGGATGAGATTATTACTGATGTTAAACTTGTACAATTAATGAATGCATTATCACCAATACTAGTAACACTATTTGGTATAGTTATAGATGTAAGACCCGAACAACCACTGAATGTATAATCACCAATACTAGTAACACTATTTCCTAAAGTTATTGATGTTAAACTTGTACAATCATAGAATGTAAAACTACCAATACTAGTAACACTATTTGGTATAGTTATAGATGTAAGACCCAAACAACCAAGGAATGCATAATCACCAATACTAGTAACACTATCTGGTATTGTTATTGATGTTAAACTTGTACTACGGAATGTAAAACTACCAATACTAGTAACACTATTTCCTAAAGTTATTGATGTTAAACTTGTACAATCATAGAATGTAAATCTACCAATACTAGTAACACTATTTGGTATTGTTATTGATGTTAAACTTGTACAATTATTGAATGTATAATCACCAAAACTAGTAACACTATTTCCTAAAGTTATTGATGTTAAACTTCTACAACCAACGAATGTATAATCACTAATACTAGTAACACTATTTGGTATTGTTATTGATGTTAAACTTGTACAATTCTGGAATGTATTAGGACTAATACTAGTAATACTATTTGGTATTGTTATTGATGTTAGACCCGAACAACCACTGAATGTAAAACCACCAATACTAGTAACACTATCTGGTATTGTTATTGATGTTAAACTTGTACAATTCTGGAATGAATAACCACTAATACTAGTAACACTATTTGGTATTGTTATTGATGTTAAACTTGTACAATTCTGGAATGCATTATTACCAATACTAGTGACACTATTTGGTATTGTTATTGATGTTAAACTTGTACAACTACTGAATGCATAAGTACCAATACTAGTAACACTATTTCCTAAAGTTATTGATGTTAAATTTGTACAATTATAAAATGAATAACCACTAATACTAGTAACACTATTTGGTATTGTTATTGATGTTAAACTTGTACAAGAAGTGAATGCAAAATCACCAATACTAGTAACACTATTTGGTATTGTTATTGATGTTAAACTTGTACAATTCTGGAATGCATTATTACCAATACTAGTAACACTATTTGGTATTGTTATTGATGTTAAACTTGTACAATTACTGAATGCAAAAGTACCAATACTAGTAACACTATCTGGTATTGTTATTGATGTTAAACTTCTACAAGTATCGAATGTATAATCACCAATACTAGTAACACTATTTGGTATTGTTATTGATGTTAAACTTGTACTACGGAATGCAGAACTACCAATACTAGTAACACTATCTGGTATTGTTATTGATATTAAACTTGTACAAGAACTGAATGCAAAATCACCAATACTAGTGACACTATTTGGTATTGTTATTGATATTAAACTTGTACAATTATTGAATGTAAAAATACCAATACTAGTAACACTATTTGGTATTGTTATTGATATTAAACTTGTACAATTATTGAATGTAAAAATACCAATACTAGTAACACTATTTCCTAAAGTTATTGATGTTAAACTTGTACAATTCTGGAATGAATAACCACTAATACTAGTAACACTATTTGGTATTGTTATTGATGTTAAACTTGTACAATTATTGAATGTAAAACTACCAATACTAGTAACACTATTTCCTAAAGTTATTGATGTTAAACTTCTACAATCTCTGAATGCATAAATACCAATACTAGTAACACTATCTGGTATTGTTATTGATGTTAAACTTGTACAATCATTGAATGTATAATCACCAATACTAGTAACAGAACTTGGTATTGTTATTGATGTTAAACTTCTACAATCTCTGAATGTACTATTACCAATACTAGTAATACTATTTCCTAAAGTTATTGATGTTAAACTTGTACAATTATTGAATGCATAAGTACCAATACTAGTAACACTATTTCCTAAAGTTATTGATGTTAAATTTGTACAATTATAAAATGAATAACCACTAATACTAGTAACACTATTTGGTATTGTTATTGATGTTAAACTTGTACAATCTCTGAATGCAAAATCACCAATACTAGTAACACTATTTGGTATTGTTATTGATGTTAAACTTGTACAATTACTGAATGCAGAATAACCAATACTAGTAACACTATTTGGTATTGTTATTGATGTTAAACTTGTACAATTATTGAATGTTAAACTACCAATACTAGTAACACTATTTGGTATTGTTATTGATGTTAGACCCGAACAACCACTGAATGCACTATTGCTAATAGTCGTGACATTATAACTTATATCACCTACTCTAATAGTACTCGGTATAGTTATTGAACCAGTCGAACTAGGATTTGAACTAACTGATACGGTAGTACCCGAATATGAATAGTTAATTCCATTAATAGTAGAAAATGAAGTCCAGTCTGTTAAAATATTATTAACAAAATTTTGTAGTATAGGTGTTCTATCACTAGTTATTGATCCTATATATTTATAAATAGTATTCGTTTTTATACCAAATAAATTATTCATTATACTACAACCAATAAAAGCGTCACTACCAATACTCGTAACAGAACTTGGTATAGTTATAGTTGTAAGACCCGAACAACCAGTGAATGCACTATTACCAATACTAGTAAGACTATTTGGTATTGTTATTGATGTTAAACTTGTACAATTTTTGAATGCAGAATTACCAATACTAGTAACACTATTTCCTAAAGTTATTGATGTTAAATTTGTACAATTATAAAATGCATAAGTACCAATACTAGTAACACTATTTGGTATTGCTATTGATGTTAAACTTGTACAACCAACGAATGCATAAGTACCAATACTAGTAACACTATCTGGTATTGTTATTGATATTAAACTTGTACAATTATTGAATGTATTAGGACCAATACTAGTAACACTATTTCCTAAAGTTATTGATGTTAAATTTGTACAATTATAAAATGCATAAGTACCAATACTAGTAATACTATTTGGTATTGCTATTGATGTTAGACCCGAACAACCACTGAATGTAAAACTACCAATACTAGTAACACTATTTGGTATTGTTATTGATGTTAAACTTGTACAACCAAAGAATGTATAATCACCAATACTAGTAACACTATCTGGTATTGTTATTGATGTTAAACTTGTACAATTTATGAATGTATAATCACTAATACTAGTAAGACTATTTGGTATTGTTATTGATGTTAAACTTGTACAATCCCTGAATACAGAAGTACCAATACTAGTAACACTATTTCCTAAAGTTATTGATGTTAAACTTCTACAATTATAAAATGCAGCATCACCAATACTACTAACACTATTTCCTAAAGTTATTGATGTTAATCTACAACTACTGAATGCATAAGTACCAATACTAGTAACACTATTTCCTAAAGTTATTGATGTTAAATTTGTACAATTATAAAATGAATAACCTCTAATACTAGTAACACTATTTGGTATTGTTATTGATGTTAAACTTGTACAATTAACGAATGCATAATCACCAATACTAGTAACACTATCTGGTATTGTTATTGATATTAAACTTCTACAATTATTAAATGTATTATCACCAATACTAGTAACACTATTTCCTAAAGTTATTGATGTTAAACTTGTACAATTCTGGAATGCAGAAATACCAATAATAGTAACACTATTTGGTATTGTTATTGATGTTAAACTTGTACAATTCTCGAATGCAGAACTACCAATACTAGTGACACTATAATTTATATTATCTAATGTAATCATTTCTGGTATATTCACAATACCAGAAGCACTTGGAGTAGCAATAACTTGAGCAGTATTACCCGAGTAAGAATAGTTAATGCCGTTAATAGTAGTAGACATTTTTATATATAAAATATAAAATAAAAATATCTAAATATATTATTTTTGTTTAGATATTTATCTTGTTAAAGTCATGAAAATCCTACAAACAACTACCATTATTAAAATATTTTTATAATTTTATCTATTTGACTCTTCGCTTTGCATAACCTTTTATAAAGGTGGATCTAGTGATCAGTAATCAATCTCGGCATAATATTCATGGTATTTAGCTCCTGGAACAAAAGCTTACAAGCATAAGGAATTTCTACATATGAGAAATCAACTCTGTTATCACAAGTGCGGCAATGATGAATGTGCATCTGGTCATTGTATGACGCAATAATCCCGCATTTCTTACAGACAAACACTGAATATTTATCTGACGCATCATACATTCTACCTCTTGTGAATCGCGCTGCACCATGCGAAACCATGGCATCCTTTTCCATCTCACCAAATCGTAAACCACCATCGCGGCTACGACCTTCTGCCGGTTGCCTGGTAAGGTTCACCATCGGACCATTCGAGCGGCTATGCGCCTTGTCATTTACCATGTGCTTGAGACGCTGATAGAAGACCGGACCCATAAACACACTGCATTCATGTTGTTCGCCTGTGAGACCATTATATAAAAGCTCATTGCCGTGTGCCTCGTATCCGACTTTAATCAACTGGTCACAAATATCTTTCACGTCGAAATCGCCAAACGATGTGCCGTCACCAAAGAGACCGAGTTGTAATAGAACCTTGCCAAGAATAGTCTCTTTCAGTTGACCAATCGTCATACGAGATGGAATTGCATGCGGATTAATGATGATGTCGGGTTTGACGCCACAGCTGGTAAAAGGCATATCGCACTCTGGAATAATGTTGCCGACTGTTCCCTTCTGCCCGTGTCGACTCGAATTACCAGTAAATGAACACCTACCACGACGTCTAATCAAGAAAACTTCTGATGGTACTCTAATACAATATACTTTTCCATTATAATCAAGTATTTTTTCTGTTTGTCCATTTTGTTCATTTTTATGTCCATGATTTAAAGTAGGAAACAACCTTTTTCTACGAATTCCTATATCCCATGCAGTAGATGTACATGTTATTTTTCTTCCATCATTCATTGTACTATAATCACCTGGTTCACTTTTTGAAACATAATAAGCTGTGTATCCAGCATGTTGAGCTAAGATTTGAACATTATCTCGTAATTTTATAGAAGATGTAAAATAATGCAATGATGTACTTGTTTCATGTCCATCTCCTAAGCATAGACCATTTAATAATATTCTGGACTGACGTTCACTTAAATTGAGATACCATTCTGGTAAATATTTATTTGTAGCACCCACGCTGTAATTTTTAAATTCATTTGTTAATTCTTTATTATTAATATAAAACTTAAATGTTTTTTCATTCATAGAATAATTCAAATTTAATATATTACATGTTTTTTTTAAGTGTTCTTGAACTCGCAATTTGTTTGCAGCAAACTCAATTCTGCAAGTATAATTTTTTTCGCTAATATATGTCCAACCTTCTGCAATAAATATTCCAAATAATATAAGAAATGCATCTAACTTTGAACCATTATATAAAACATTTCCTATTTTTATTTCTAAATCAGAGTTATTTATAGGAGAACTACCTGATTGAAACTGCACACGTTTTCCAATCATTTTTTCGGCAGCAACTAACTGATAATTTTTGTTATCTCTTTTTTTTATCCACATTCTATGATTCATTGTTACGCATTGACTAATTCCTTGTGTAGTAACATCATACATTTCACCTATATGGTCAAATTCAAGAACTTCTAAAGGATTAACATATTCAAGTTTACTTGTTTCTTTATTTAACTGACCAACTAAATCTGTTGTTTTTACTTCATTAATTTTAACCCAACCACGATTCAATGTTAATACATCATGATCTGCTGTCATACAGAATTTGTCACCAATCACAGGCTTTCTTGTAGTCCGGAGTCGCACCTTGGCGAAATTATATCCCTCGCCATTTCGGTCAATATAATTTTTATCAATATATGTCTCCTCCATCGTCTTGTAAATCTTGCTCTGGTCTTCAAATTTAATGACCTTTGTGTGATCATTTCTGTTTTCCTTGATGGGTGTGACTTTGGCAATAATGACATCGCGATTTTGCACCAAAGTGTTTTCTGGAATGACGCCCTTCGAATTCACTTTATTATAATTACCAATCTTCATTCCCTTTGTCTTAGACGCATCAGGTTTGCAGCGAATTTCTTCGTCACCATTAATCTTTTGTTTGTCCTCATCCTTTTCCGTATGATAGACTGTTACTAGCGACATACCTCTATCAATAGATGCCTTATTAATAAGCAATGAATCTTCCTGATTGTAACCCGTGTGGGTCATAATGGCGACAATGACTTGAGTTCCAGAAGGTATTTCATTTAATTTAATCAAGTTCATAATACGTGTGTCGACAAGTGGTCGCATCGGATAATTCAATACATAAGCGGTCTTATCCATTCGTCCCTCGTAATTAGTAACATATACACCCATGGCTTGTTTACCCTGAGCACATTGGTAACAATTTCTTGGCGATTGATTGTTTTCGGGGAATGGGATACATGATGCGAGCACTCCAAACATAGTGGATGGATGGATTTCACAATGTGTGAACCTTGCTAGTCGATTATCTGGGTGAGCAATATCGCGAGGTTTCGTTGCAATTAGAGACCAACTTTGCTCTTCAGGGTCGATATATTCAATCACTGCATTATCTAACTTAGAACATGTTAGTAAATCATCCCACGTAAGCTCACTTGTTCCAAGTTTGCGAATCAAATCATGACTAATTAGAATATTTTTATCTTTGACACGTAATAAAGGTCGCGTCAATCTGCCACTATCATTGCAGACTCTGATTTCGCGCATTTTGAAATCAAATACAATGGATGTGTAAATATTAATAATACCCTTATGTTTTTTATCCTTCAACATGGTATATAATTGCTCGGGATCGTTTGTAATGCCAACCCATGCACCATTAATAAAGACCTTGACTTTATCATGCATAAAAGCAGAGGTTACTTCTTGACCACCAATTTGTTGAATATGTGGTATAATATATTCATAAAGCGGCATAGAGTTGGAATAAGTGCTAATATGAGTCATATAGCTGAGATTCTTTACAATACCAACAGATTGACCTTCTGGAGTCTCAGCTGGACACAAGAACCCCCATGTAGTATTATGCAATTTACGAGGAGGAATCAGCTTACCACTCTTATCTGTAGGAGTGGAAATTCTGCGAGCATGACTCAAACTTGAAACATAATTTAACCTATTGAGCACTTGAGCAACACCAACTTTATTAGAATTTGTGTGCTTAATACCAAAATCACCAGTTGATAATGCACGCTTGATACCATTTTCAATTGTAGTAGATTTTATTATTTTATAAATATTGGTCATATTAATAATACTCTCATAATCGTCTGATGATTTCCATGACCCGGTATTGATTTCGCGGATAATTTGCTTCTCCATATCCTTGACTAATTTGTTGAAATAATTTCTATACAAATTATTCAAAAGTGAACCAACACAATCAACTCTTTTATTCAAATAAGAATCTCTATCGTCTTGCTTTACTTGGTCAAAGGAAGCAATCAATAAACGATTCGCCATATAACCGAGGAAATATATTTTTTGTTCCATGGTATGGCAATGCGGAAACAAGTCTCCATTCAGAATTTCTAACGTAAATTCATGTTTTTTCTTTACACCCGTTTCTTTATCCATATTTATTGGTGTATACATGACAAAACTAGTAATAAACTTTATACATTCTTCTTGCGTAATATATTTGTTTGACTCAATTATAGAAGGTTGCAATGCATCTAATACATCCTTATCTTTTCCTACTACACCATCTATTTTGAGTAAAATCCTTTCACAGATTTCTTTATCTGATATTACACCTAGTGCTCTGAAAACAATAAATAATGGGATTGGATGCTTTACTCGTGGCAACTCAACACAAATTGCATTACTCAGTCCTTTTGTCTTTATTTCACAACCTTTTGAATCTTCTGATTTTGAAATAGAATTCTTCGAGCGAACCATCATATTAATCTGCTTAGGCGAAATACATTTGAAATCAGGGACAGATTTTACTTCAGCCTTCCATGTGTATTTGGTGTCATTTTTAGCAATATTGAAACAATAGACGCGATTTTCTGCAGCTCTTTCTTGTCCCAACACAGTCTTCTCAGATCCATTAATGATGAAATATCCACCAGCATCAAACTTACACTCACCTGTTTGCGTATTCTCGAAATGTTTGTATTGACTGAGCACACATATATTAGACTTTAACATAATCGGCAGTTTACCAATGTGGACCTTTGGAATAATCTTGTAAAAGGTCTGCATATTTTCTAAATTGGGACCATTCCGCACAATATATTTTATATTAATATCAATAGTTGTGGCAGACGCATAAGTGAAATTCCTCAAACGTGCCTCCTGAGGAAACATTAGCTTAATAGCGCCATTGTTTTCGTGTATTTGCGGTCGGTAAATGTGGAAATTTTCAAAGGTAATAAAGAGCTCTAGTGAATATTTTTTAGATTCCAAATCGAAATCCTGTTCGGATGCAATATGAACAGGGTTGAACATTTCTATTGTTTTAATTATTTGGTATCCAACGAAATTATTGTAAGATTCATGTTGATGTCTTACAAATCTATCAAGATGTTGACCTTTAAAATATGATTCGATAATAGACCAAGGTGTTTCTATATATTGCTCAGTAGCAATATCAAATGAAGTTGTTTCAGGATTCATCGTCGTAGTCTGGGTATTATGTGCAATCATATTTTCGGTTATTTTATATTTCAATTTATTTTTAAATAGTTTTTATAAATACATTAAAGATGCATACATAATATTAAATGTAAATAATATAAATGAATTTATATATATTATATAATGCTTAACAATCGAACAATTACGCACTCAAAGATGAACCCAAAGAGAATCAGTAATTATAATAAATTTTTGTCTACTTTGGATAAAACAATTCCAATCATACCTATTAAAGAAGACCTGCTAGATGAAGATAAAAATGAAGAAGAAATGAAAAAAATTATCGATAAAATCATTGAAAATTTAGAAATGGATTTTGAAAAAAATAATTTGGATTCCACTAAATTAACTGGACAAACACAAAATGATATTATTGTAGCCAATTCAGAAATGAATGACCCGAATGAATACATTGAACCTAATAGTTGTTCTACAGGAGACACATGTTGTCAATCCCAAGCAATGAAAAAGGTTGTAAAAAGAATTTATAAAGAAAAGGAACCTGTTGTAGAAATTAAACAGCATATAAATATTGAAGTAGAAATTAATGATATTGCTGATATTTTAAAATTGATAGACACATACAAGGCAGATCCATCTATAAAATATAATATTAATATGAAAGCAATGCATGATATTAAAAAACCTTTGGAAGATTTGCAAGATATGGTCGGGATGAAAGATATGAAAAACAACATTGTAGACCAAATTTTGTACTTTGTTCAAGATTTACATAAAGACCAAACGTGTAAAGGAGATTTTATGCATTCGGTCATTTATGGACCACCTGGAACAGGCAAAACTGAAATCGCAAAAATAATGGGGCGAATCTACTGCAAGTTAGGTTGTCTATCGAAGGGAGTGTTTCATAAAGTGACACGAAGTGATTTAATTGCCGGATATTTGGGCCAAACCGCGTTAAAAACCAAGGATGCCATTAAAGCGGCAATGGGTGGCGTTCTTTTTATTGACGAGGCATATGCTCTGGGTAATTCAGAGAAGCGCGATAGTTTTGCCAAGGAATGTATTGATACACTTTGTGAAGCATTAAGCGACAATAAGGCGGATTTGATGGTGATTATTGCTGGCTACGAACATGAACTGAAGGAATGTTTTTTCGATTACAATCAAGGACTTGACTCGCGATTTACATGGCGGTTTAAAACGGACGAATATAGTTTTGAAGATTTATATCAGATTTTCTTGAAGAAAGTAAAAGAAATTGGCTGGCTAATAGATGACAACTCATGTATTACAAGTGAATGGTTTAAAAAGAATAAGGATTATTTAAAATTTTATGGGCGTGATATTGAAACTATTTTAGCAAAAACAAAAATAGCTCATAGTAAAAGGGTATTTTGCAAACCAGAAAATGAAAAGAAAAGAATAAATTTAATGGATTTAGAAAATGGATTTAAAATGTATTTGAAAAATGAAAACGTTAAAAATAGGAAGAATGATTTGGAAAAAAGGCAATATTTATATAATAC